CGATCGGCGGCACCGCCAGGACCGGACCGCCGGCCATCGGCGTGACGTTGGGCGCCAAGGCGATGCGCGGTATGCCGGGCGTTATCGTGACTCGCTCTGTCATCGCGTTGTCCCCGTACTGACGTTCGCCGGGCCTTCGAAGATGCGTTCCTGCCAGCCGTTCGGCATCAGCCGCACCAAATCGCAGACGAAGCTCGCCTCCCACAAACGCCAAGACTTGTCGCGGGTGATGGCGATGTAGAATTGTCCGGTGGTCGGATCGCCGTTGTAAAAATGGATGCCATCGTTCGGCGAGAACACGCTGATGATCGCTTCGTTATCTGACTCGGCGACGCGGATTTCCATCTTGAGAATGCTGCCGGTCAGATCGACCGGAATGACGGTGACGCCATCAGTGGCGTAATAGCCATAGGTGAACGGCACGATCCAATCTTCGTTGAGCGAGATGTTGACAACGGCTTCGTAATAGACCGGGCCGGCCATGTTTTAAGACCTATGTTCTCTAGTTTCCCGAGCCGCATCTGACGATCGTTGCTTGACGCCGCGCAGCGAGGCGAACGCGGCATCAACATCGTCGTAGGTTTTGGTCGTCGGCGTCGGCGATTTCAAATCAGCAATCAAATTTGCTTCAACATCGCGCGCGGCTTGGATTTGCTCCGCAATGGCTGCGGATATGTTGATCGCATCTTGCGCCGTGATGTCGTAGGCGATGTTGTCTTGTGTGAATGATACTGGATCAGTCGGCGCCAACGTTCGCGCATAGGCCGCCAGATTGTTGATCAGCGTTTGGCTGATGCGGTCGGTATTGAGCGGGATGGTCGCACTTGCAGACGTCGTGAAATTCAACGTCTTTGTCGAGGTCTCGTAGCGAACTTGAGCAGCATAGCCAAGCAAGATCGCCGGTGTCTCCGTTGGCTGCGCCCACGGCCGTGTGTCCGGATTTCTGCTCCCATCTATAAAAGGCGGCGAAGGTGGTGAGCCAACTTTTTGTAAGTCACCAATCAATCCAGACCACGGGATAATGCGCACGCCATCCCCATAACCCGATTTTGGAACGGCAGGTGCCGTATCGTCATGGATGTTGAGAACGATCGCATCTTTACAATAGAGCAACAACATTCTTTTCTCCCTTAATTAGCAACATAGCCACCACCAGAACCACCGTTCGGAGTATTGACGGGAGGACTGGAAGAACCAGCGACGCCACCAACGCCAGGCAGATAGCAGTAGCTACCTGCTCCACATGCAACATTATAACCGCCGCCGTTGCCCGAGAAGTACGATGCTGATGCACCACCGACTTGAGCCGACGATCCAACTACGACGTAAAGACCGGCGCCACCGTTCTGTTGGAATGCTCCGCTGTCACAATAAAACACGCCTTGATCGACGAAGACGCCATTGCCAGCATTCAAATAAAATTGTGAATTCGGTCCAACCTGGAACTGACCAATGATGCTGCACGCGATGCCAGCGCCACCGTTGCCATTGCACCAAGTAGCGGCGTAACCATTGGCGCCGCAATTGAAGCCGGCGCCGATGCCATTCGCATCGTTCGACGTCATCCAAATGTTAGTATTGGCGCTGCCATGCCAAAAATCGCCGCCAGCGCCGAGGCCGATGCCATGAAGGGCGGCGCCAGAGCCGGAGAGAAAGCTGCCATCAATCAAATTAAGACTTCCACCGGAAATCCCGATAGCGTTTGCGCCACCGTTACAACAGGAGATATTCGCGGCATATAGTAAGCCGTTCTGGACCGCCAGAAGTCCTGACGCTGCGATGGGCGAGGCCGTGTATGGGGCGCGATCGCCAACCAGCAACAAATTTTGAATTTGCATCCCAAGGGAAGATGATCGGATGCCCGCGCCGCTGAAATCTAACTCTGTCGCGAACCGCGTGCGCAATTGATTGAGCGTATGAGTACGATCATTCAAGCGCGCAGCAGCACTGCCACCAGTAACAGCAAAGTCGCCATTGACAGGATTCGAGACTAAGTTGGCGCCGGTGACCAGAATGCGATCGGCATTGGCATGATCAAGGACCACGCCAGCACTGCCGTAACTCCAGCGCCCGGCGGCGATGTCCAACTTCACCGAGCCGTTATGCGTGATGATGTACTTCGACAGATATTCGAACGCCGAGTTCAGGTCGGGAAAATCGGCGCCAGAACCATGCACCGTAAAGGTCACCGGCGTGTCGATGTACCACGACGGTGTCGGCAGCGTTCTGAAAAAGCCCTCGATCGCCTTGCGCAATTGCGTCAGATCGATGTTGCTCGGCGCCGCGCATGCTGCACCAGAAAAATCGGTGTAGTTGCGATTAAACGCCGTCTGAATGACTTCGACGATCTCGCGCTGATCGAACTCGACGCTGGCGGCGGGCACGATCGAGCCCTCGATGCCGGCAGCCGGTTCGCCGTCAACATAAGGCGCGTTCGGATTGCTTGGTTGATCGAACGGCTGATTGTAGCGCATCGTTTCTTTTCCCCTTAGAACAGCGGAATTTCGGCCCATTCGAGCGTGATCGCGAATTGCCAAGCGCCGCTGCCGGGCACCAGCGCCGCGACTTCAAAGCCTTCGCTGTTGGCCAGCAACAAGGGATGCTCGCCGGCGAGCTTTTCGTACAAGGTGATCGACGCGGGCGAGAACGGCAGTGCGGCCGTGGTCGGCAGCGACACGGTCCGCGTATCGATTGGCGATAAATCGAGCGTTCTTGTCCCGGGCGTCAGCGGCGAGTTGTTGGAATACATGATGTTGGCTTGCGCCTTTGCCATTGTGCTGCGCAACCGGCTGCTACCATCGGCGAAATAGCCGGGCGTACCGCCGGTATCTTGGGCAGTGAAATGCCGCGCGATGGTCATCACAAATATGCCGGTGCCGGCCGCGAACGCGGCAGTCGTGCACCAGGCCATGATCCGCAGTCGTTGGATCGCGGCGAGCATCGTCGAGGCGGGCCACATAAAAGAATAGATCGGCGCGCTGGTTGCGATGCCGGTGAGAAACACGCCGCTCTGTGCGCAATGCTGAAAGATGCCGCCGGCGCCGTAATCGAGCGGATACGGCGTCGACAGGAACATCGAGCGCATAAACGAGCCGTCTTGGCCAGCCGACACATCCCGCATGCGATGCGTAAACAGATTGCCAAGGCCATCTTTGATTTGTTTGTTGTCAGCCATTATGGGAGCCCCATCGGCAGATACATCGAATTGAGAGTCTTGGTGAAGTCGAGCGCCTCGAGCGGGGTGAAATCCCAAACGATCTGGGTGTGCGCCGGCTTCCAGCGCTCGAAGATGCAAATCAAATCATCCGGGCCGATGATCGCCAGCAATCGATCGATGCCGGTCTGGCTCGACGCGACATAAAATTTGGCGAACTTCGCTGCGTCGACATGGACGACCCAGTAGTAGCGATTTTCTCGTGGCCCGAGTGCCCAGTAATAGCGCGTCGGATCGTCCGGATTATAGATGCCGCGACGATCGCCGCAGTGCGATACGCCGGCCATGTACGGCGAGAATTCGGTAATGGTGATGGTGTAGCCGAGCATCGCGGCGACACCGATAAACCAAGCCCGCGATTGCGAGCCCAGCAACGTCATCTTGTAGACCAGCGCCGCGCGGCGCGCGTTGAGAGCAGTCGGCGGATTTTTGCGGCATGGATCGGGCAGCCCCCAATTGCGTTCCCAATCTGTTATCAACTCGACGGTGGCGCGCGGGTCGGATTCAATCTCCAACAGATCGGCGGCGCGGCCATCAACAAAGCCCCAATAATTCGCCAGGCCGTTGATGGTCAGCGCCAGCGTGCCTTGCGGCGAGCGCGGCCACGCCTGGCCTTGCGGCAACAATGCCAACATGGCTTGCGCGTAGTCGCTGCCCGAGCGCCGGACATGCTGGTCAGCCATACGTCACATCTCCAAGCACTGGCATGTAGCCCGCGCTCGGCATCGGCACATCACTGGCGACCAGGTCGTAAGAATTGACGCCGGCGGCCGCCATGATCCCCTCATCTGACCAAGCGCGGAACCACATTTGGCCCGGCTTTGAACGGATGAAGAATTCATTTTGCAGGCTCGCGACGATGGCGCCATGCGTCGCCTGCTGATCGATATCGAGCGTGCTAATCCGCAGATTGACCGGAAAGGGGATCGGCGATTCGACAAACATGTCTTTGACCGTAACCGGGCGCACCAGGTTGATGTAGGCGGCGACCGCATCGACATCGCCAGGCAACGGGAAACCGCCGTTGGCGGCGCGCAGATCGTCCATCATGAATCGAACAGTACAGGTGCCGATGCCCATTTCCTGCGGGAAGCACCAGGCGCGGGTCACGCCGGGCACGGCGAGCGCCCATTCCACATAGTCGATCGCGTCGCCGCCCATCGGCGGTTGTTGAATGCGCAGCAGGATGCGGGCACGCAGTTCGTCGTCGGTTTCGGTATCAGTGCCACCGTCCATGATGACGACGGTCGCCTGCGCGCTGATGCCCGACGGCGCCGCAGACAAGGTGATCGGCGCGCCGTTGTCCATATTGCCAGCGCTGCCGGGATCGATGGCCCGCACCGGTGCGTCGGTCGGCCCGACGCCGATGGTGATCTGTGCCGTGGTTTCATAGTCGACGCCGCCACCGCCCTGCAGCCGCGAGAAGGCTGGCAGGATGACGCCGTTGGTGCCGGTGAATGTGACGATGCCCTTGGCCAGCGTCGCCTGCTTGCGGCCCTTGGTGCCATCCGAATTTTTGAGCCAGATTAGACCGTGCCGATCAAGCCATACTGTCTCGGCGGTGTCGGGCAGCAATTGCAGCGACAGCCAATCAACATATTGCAGCGTCAGATGACAGAGCGCGCCTTGCGCGTCCGATGTGACACGCAAGACGCTGTTCGGCGGCAGTGCGTCGGAGCCGGGAAGCGATGCGTGAATGGCGTCGCGAACCAGGCTGCGCACATCGCGCAGCGTCGGAGTACTCCAAGGCATGGTGATTTGCTCGTTTAGCTGGTGGCGGCCTGCTGCTCATCCCACAGAACGGAATAGAGCAGCTCGATCGCCGGCGTCGGCCCGCGATAGATGATGATCCTCGAGTCGATGCGTTGCTTGTCGACGCGCTCCGCGCTGGCCTCAAAACGTGAGGCAGCTTTCAGATCGACGAATGGCTGGATCGCCATTTGAATGTAAGCGAGCACCCGCGCCACCGTCGAGCCTCGCCGTGACTCGATCGATTCGATGGCCGAGCGCCGCAGCAGCCAGAGCTTGCAACCGATCGGCCACGCGTTCCAAATGATGTCGGCTTCATAATCACCCCACCATCCGGCACGGTCGGTGGAATCCGGATCGGGCAGCGGCTCGGTAACATCGGCTAATGCATCGGTGCCGAGCGCGACGCAGATCGCCGTCGCCAGCGCCTGGGTATCGTCGAGCATACCGTTGTCGAGCAGCTTCCAATCGAGCGTGACCGAATATTTCGGCCACTGCGTATTTTGAACAAGCCGGACATCAGGGACCGGACTGGCGGCCATGGCGTCAGCCGATCCTGCCGGGCACGTTGATGGTCGGCCCCTTGACGGTGACGATCAGCGCATACTTGCCTTTTTTCGGCGTGCCGCCGCAGTAGAATTTGCTGTCCGAACTCGCTTCGGCGAGAACGGTGCCCGAGTCTTGACTGCTGCTGCTGCCGCCGCCGCTCGATCCGCCGCCGCTGCTACCAGCGCGTCCGCTGCTGCCGCCGCTCGAGCCGCCGCCGCTCGAGCTCGCCATGATCAATTGCACGATCTTGCCGGCCATTCGCGACTTGTCTTTGGTGATATCGATAAACCGGCCGGCTTTCTGATTTTTGTCCTTCAGCGACTTCTGGCCCATCTTCATGCCGCTGCCGCCGCCAGCTCCGCCAGAGCCGCCAGCGCCGCCGCCGCTATCGGCCAGCGCCACGACATGCGAATAGTTCGAAATGCCGAGCGGAAAGATGCTGCGAAATTTATGCAACAGACCGTGCTTGTCGATGTGCATGAAATGCGTCACGCCATCTTTGTCAGTCTCCAAAAAATCACGGCCTGACACCGCGGCTGCAGCGGATCCGCCGCCGCTGCTTTGCTGTTGCTGAAACGATTGGCTATCGCCATCCTTCTCGCTGTCCTCGTCAAGCAGCGCCATTCGCATGGTCTTGTCTTGTGGGACCGAGCTAAACATTCCATCGGTCGATACATGTAATTGCTGCTTCATTCCCTGCGTTCCAAACAGCCCAGATTCGCCCTTTTCCAGGCCGTTCAAACGGTGACGCCGATCGTCGGTACTGCCACCGACCGGGAACGAGCGATTGCCGCCCATAAAACTGATCATCGTCTCGGCGCTGCCCACCATCTTGCCGAGCTTGTCCTTGATCGCGTCCAGCACCACTGATGTGTGGCCAAAATTTTGAATCGTTTCCATCGCCTTGCGGGCTTCGCCGGACATGAAGTTTCCGGCGAATTCCTGCATCTGCGTAGTGTCATCGGCGCCGCTGATAGCCGAGCGCGTGCCGCCGGCGCTGTAGCCGCGGAATGATGAATTTCCCGCTGTTGCGCGATGCACCATGGCTTCCTCTGTTTAGGCGAACGGCGTGCCCTGCGGATTGGGCACCGGTGGCGTCGGCGCTGTTGGGTTGCTGACGTTCAATGTCGTGCTGTCATCCAATAGCCACGGCGCGACCAGCTCGAGCGTGGTTTGGGTGCCGGTTTGATCGCTCTGCTCAAACGTTACCGTTCTAACTTTCAGCACCATGTTGAGCATCGCCATCGGCGAATCGACATAGACGTTCTGGCCCGCCGCCCACAGATTTTTGCCGTCATAGGTCCAGCCATAAGTGACGATGTTGGCGACGATCTCAGTGCCCGCGATCCATTTAGCTTCGTTGTAAGCGCGATCGCAGGCTTCGGCCTGGCCTTCGATTGGCTGCTCGGCAGGGATGATGATCTTGCTGTAGACTTCAGCCTTGCCAGCAACAATGCATTTGTATTCGTTGGTCGCCGAACCGGAGCTCTTATCGCTGCCGGCGCCTTGGCCGCGCACATCGATGGCCTGGAAAAATTCGTCGTGACTGATGCGGCATTCGCAGGCCTTGATGTTGACGCCCTCTTCGAGCTTGGCAACGAGCGGGAATTGATGATTGCCGATCAGCAGATAATTGCCGAACTGGTCGGAGCCGAGCGTAGCGCCGCGCGGCCGCGCCAGCCGCTCGATAAAATCCCAAGTCAATTCGCCAACGTTGCATTGGCATTTTTCGAACGGCAGCGGATTGACCATGCCGATGACTTTCGGCGAACCCGGATAGGCTGACATGACCTGTTTGAAAATCGCTTCGAGCGTCTGACCGTCAAAACTGCCCTGGTTATTCTTGTCGACGTCGACGCTCGACTTGTAGCCCCAATGCGTCAGGCTCTTGCCGACCAGCTGCACCTGATGCCGCTCGGCATCATAAGACACCTGGCGATCGGTGATAATTCCGACCAATGCCAGCTGCCGCGCCAACCAGATCGTGCAATTGTCGCCCGGCTTAAATTGCAGCAGCGTCCAATCTTTCGGCGGCGTGCCGCGCTCGGCAGCAGTGAAGCGGAAATAAGCAAAGGCTTCATGCCAGCGATGTTGTAACCAGACCGATTCCCAATCTGAAAACACATTGCCGCGCACCGCCAGCGTCGCGATTTCCGCATCAGGAAATCGGCTGGTATTATCCGGCGCATTGATGTCGGGAATGCCTGCGACTGACATGTCAGGCCGACAGCGCTAGGCCCATCGCCGGACAGAACGCCGGATGCACGATTTTGTTTTCCGCTACTACCTGGTCGGCGCGACTGGCGTCTTGGTAAAGCCGATAGGCGATCACCAGGCTCGGCAGCGCCGCCGCGAACTGATAGCCGACCATGCGCGGCAGCGGCCGTGCCGTTGTGACCAGAAAATGAGTGACCGCGGCGTCGAGCTCGATGAGCGCCATAAAGGTCGCCTGGTCCATATCGTCGGCGGCGATCTCTTCGGCGTCATCGAACGGCTGCCGTAGCGCCTTCTTGAGCGCATCGACATCCTGGCGACTGACAAAGGTCATGCCGGCAATGATCTGCGCTTCGGTCGCCAGACAAAGATTGATGGCCGAATTTTGCATCAAGACGCCGCCGAGCGTCTGCGGCTGTTCGGCTTCGGTGGTGATGCGCACTACCTCAAATTGTTTTTGTGTGGCGCCAGCTTGCTGCACCAGAGCGAAGCAATTCGCCAACGGCGGGCCCAGCGTATCGGCGGCGAGTAGCGTCGGCAGCGTGGCGGCGACATCGCCGAGCGCGGTGCGCGCCTGCGAACCGGCAAGCCCGGCGGCCGGAATGCAGGCCGCCAGGTTTCCGAGCAGCCGCAAGACGATCGGCGCCGCGTCTTGGGCGTCAGCGCGATTCATCGCGGCCCCTGTGACATCACGGTCATCACCCGCTGGATCATAGTTTGCGAGGCCTGCAGCAATTGCGCGCTGACATTAGGCGCCGGATTTTCGGTCTTGCCGTATTCGACGAACGTCATGTCGAAGATGCAATAGCCGCCGAAGCGCTCTTCTTCGGTCATGCGGTATTGGGTGCAAACGACCCACATCGGCGCCTGCGTCGGCAGCTGCAAAACACCGGGCTGACCGGCATCGAGCGTATTGATCAGGTTGTCGCGCGGTCGTCGATAGTCACGCTGATAAAGCGGCTGATCGGTATTGAACGGATAGGCGATGCAATAGCCGCGAATGGTGAAACCCATCGCGTGACGGCCCATCGTCTCGGTATAGGGCAAATCCTTTTTTGGAAACTGATGCGTGACGGCGCGCTGACCGCCTTCGCGGCTATTGGCCTCGCAGTGGAATTGCTGACCGGCGAAGGTCGCCGGCAGCAGCTGATCGCGCCAGATCGTGTTCGGCAGATTGATGATGGTCGACATTTACTGCAGCGCCCCGTGCGCCGACTTCTCGTTGAGTGCCGCCGGCTGCGTTTTCGTCATCTGTACTTGCCGATTGACTTCGATCTTCTTGAAGACGCCGCCGCCCTCCGCGGTGACATCGGTGCCCTTCGGCGCATTGATGTTTGCCGTCAGCTTGCCGGTCGCTTCGACCTTTTGCGTCCGCGCCGCGTGACGATCGAGCGTGGCGCGATCGCCGGCGGCGGTTGCAGCTGGCGCCGCCGGACCCTTCGCAACGGCGTTCGGATCACCCCTGCCGGTCGGCGTCCATTCAAAGTGACCCCAATCGTGGGCCTGGCTCGGATCGCGGCGACCTGTGTTGAGCAGATTGCGCATGTGGTGTCGGGCTTGGATTTCAGCGAATTGTTGCGGATGCTCTTGCGCCCATTTGTACAGCGCCGGACTGTTATTGGGTCCCGAGCCGAATCCTGTCTCGATGTCAACGGCGTTGCCCAAACCATGTTGGCCGGGCTTGTTCGCATATACGCCAGCATAGGCACCAAGCGGCGCACCAGCATCGTGCAGATCTTTGAGAAAGCCGGCGATGTCCTGACCAGCATATTGGTTTGCCGTGATGGATTGCGGACCTCCGCCCTTGGGAATGCCGGTGGCAAATTTCTGTAGCGTTGGATTCGTCAGCCCCATCGCCCGAGCTTCGGGACTGCCCATGAAGTTGAAGCGGCCGACGCCGGTGTAACCGGTATCGCCGCCGACGCCGGGCCCCGCGGTCTGTCCGTTGGGCGGCGGCGGTGCTGCGCCGTCACCGAGCTGGCTTTGATACTTGCGCACGCCAGCCGGCCAACCCGCATTGAGGCTGTTCGGATCATTGGCGGCGCCGACCGGGGCATAAGCCTGGCCCATCTTGCCGATGTCGCCGCCAGCCGCTTTGTAATGCCTTCCGATTGTTCTTCCCGCTGCGGCGATTCCTTCATCGACTGAAGCGAACGTCTGCCCGGTTTTCATGCCGGTCTTCGGGTCCATCAAGCCGGCCGGATTGTTGCGCTCGCGCAACATCCTCGACGTACCGTGGCCGGTCTCGTGCGCCAAGATCGCGGCCATGGTCGCCGGCGGCACGCCGTTCGCATTCGCCGCGGCAACGACCTGGTCGTATTTGCCGGCCAGCGGCGTGCCCGCGAACGTCTTCTCATAAGCCTGTTTGTTCAGACCGCCTCCGCCGCCGCCGCCACCAGCTGCGCCGCCGCCTCCGGCAGCGCCTGGCGGGCCGCCCCATGCGCCAGCGCCCTCGAGGCCTTCGGCGCCAAGCACGCCGTGCGATTTGAGGCCGCCCGTCCCCATGACGTTCGGATCGCCGAGCACGCCGCTCGAAGCGACCTTGCCGGTGAATGGATCGAAGAATTTCCCGCCGGCCGCCGCTGATGCCAGCGAGGCACCCGGCCCGGCGCCTGACGGCAAGCCCGGCGTATTCTGCGTTGCGCCCTTACCAGTGCCTGGCCCGACGTCGGAGCCGTTTGGTCCGGTGCCGCCGCCTCCGCCTCCGCCGCCTCCTCCGCCGCCGCCACCGCCACCGCCACCAGCTCCGCCGCCAGCGCCGCCGCCGAGGCCGCCGCGGCCGAGGCCGCCGCCGCGGGCATCGCCGCCGGTCGGATGCAGCAGCGCGAATAAGTTGTCGTTGAGT